TTAACCCCGTTAAAATACAGGGGTGACGCGATAGCTCTACAGGACCCTCGTCCTGACAGAACAGAACCACTAGATGTTTATGTTAATAACACTGGCGGAGATACACCCTTTGAGACAGTGCCGGGATCAATGCAGCCTGCTCCTCCTGCAATTGCAGTTGAAGGCATAGGCACACTGGGAACGGTTACGGTGGTGACCACATGACCTATGATGAGTTAGTAACAAATATACGTAACTACACCGAGGTAGACAGCAATGTCTTTTCCAACTCTGTGATAGACACGTTTATTTTGATGGCGGAGAACAGGATTCTTCGAGACATCGATCTTGACGTTTTTAAGGTCGAAGCCACTGCCAATATGTCATCTGGGAATAGGTTTCTTACAGCGCCGAGCGACATCTTGACGCATCGCTACATAATGGCGACGTTTAACGGAGATCAGACCTTTTTGGAATTTAGGGACACCTCTTTCATGAAAGAGTATTGGCCCGATTATTCTGAAACAGGCACTCCTAAGTATTACTCTGTGTGGAATCAAAGCACTTTTTATATTGCCCCTACTCCAGATGCAAACTATGAGGTTCAACTGGGGTATATACATAGGCCGCAACAATTATCGTCTTCCAATACGACGACATGGATTAGCACTAACGCCCCTGAAGCGCTTCTATATGCCTGCCTGATACAAGCATATAGCTACACAAAAGGTCCTCTTGAAATGTTGCAATATTTTGAGAGCAGCTATAAGCAATCAATTCAAGGTCTCGGCATCGAGCAGCAAGGTCGCCGCCGTCGAGATGAGTTTAGAGACGGCATGATTAGACTGCCAATTAAATCGGAATCGCCCGGCCCGTAATATTTTAAGAGGAAATACAAATGGCTATCACACAAGCTATGGTTACATCGTTCAAAGTCGGCGTGCTTGATGGCACTTTTGACTTCAGCAGCGGTACAGCACAGACGTTCAAGATTGCTCTGTTTACTTCATCAGCTACTCTGGATGCGACTACTACGGCATACAGCGCGACTAACGAAGTATCCGGCACAGGCTACACTGCGGGCGGAAACACGCTGACTATATCAGCTAACCCTGCCTCAAGTGGCACTACAGCGTTCTTAGACTTTGCGGACACTACGTGGTCTACAGCGACCATTACTGCTCGTGGCGCTCTGATTTATTTGGCTGACGGCGGCACTAACCCTGCTGTTGCGGTTTTGGATTTTGGCTCAGATAAGTCTTCAACTGCGGGTGACTTTACTATTGTCTTCCCTGCTGCTGACGCGAGCAACGCTATTATCCGTATTGCCTAAACCGCGAGACCCCGACTATGGTGACGTTAGTAAATAGAGCTAAAATGTCCACCGCTACGACGGGGACAGGAACAGTTACGCTCGGCTCTGCGATAGCAGGGTTTCAGACTTTTGCCGCTTCAGGCGTATCTGATGCTGATGTTGTTAGGTACACCATCGAGGACGGGGCTGCGTGGGAAATAGGTACAGGCACTTATACGGCGTCGGGTACGACGCTCTCCCGTACGCTTGACGAGAGTAGTACGGGGTCTTTGCTCAACCTTTCTGGTAGCGCGACTATCTTTGTCACTGCTGCCGCAGAAGACCTGCAAAGCGCTACAGCCAATACTGCCTCTACATTAGTTGCTAGGGATGCCTCTGGTAACTTTAGTGCGGGTACGATTACGGCTGCTTTGTCGGGTAACGCTACAACTTCAAGCTCCACCACAGGTAATGCTGCAACGGCAACCGCCCTTCAAACTGCTCGTACCATTGGTGGGGTTAGTTTTGATGGCACAGCTAATATTAACTTGCCCGGTGTTAATACCGCAGGTAATCAAAATACCTCGGGAAATGCCGCTACCGCTACTGCTTTGGCTACAGGCAGGACAATCAGTTTAACCGGTGATGTCACAGGCACTTCGGGTAGTTTTGACGGCACGGGTAATGTAAGCATAGCGGCGACTATCGCGGCTAACTCTGTTGCTTTGGGCACGGATACTACCGGTAACTACGTTGCGACTATTGCAACTGGTGCGGGTCTAGACGGAAGCGCTTCAAGCGAGGGGGCAACCCCGACCATTACCCTGAACCTAAACGAGCTGACAACCTCCACCGCAAATGGAGATGGCGATTATTTTGTAGTTGTCGATACCGGCGGTGTACAGAGAAAGCTAACCAAAGCCAATATAGACCTGACAGGGTTTAACAACGATGCGGGGTGGACCTCTAACGTAGGCGACATCACGGGAGTTACTGCGGGTAGTTACATCACAGGCGGTGGTACTTCTGGTACGGTAACTGTAAACGTCGATGCCACTACTACAAACACAGCAAGCAAAGTCGTAGCTCGCGATGCCTCGGGTAACTTCGCAGCGGGCACTATTACAGCCGCCCTTACTGGAAATGCTTCAACTGCCACGACCCTGCAAACAGCTAGAACAATCAACGGCGTTAGCTTTAACGGATCAGCAAACATTACCGTAGCCGATGCGACCAAGCTGCCTTTAACTGGCGGTACGCTGACTGGCAACCTAGACGTTAACGCGGACATCAACGGCGTAAACAACATCTACCTCGCAGGCTCGCTCTACCACGAAGGCGACACCGATACTCGGCTGTTGTTTGACACAAACACTATTACCCTTCAAACGGGCGGCAGCTCCGAGATAACCGTTAACACCACGGGTGTGCGTCTAGGCGACACAGGCAACGGATACTTCCAACCTGTTAGTGGTGACTACGGCTCTGTCCAGATTGACGGCGGCGCTCATACCGGTTGGGAAGGCTATAGCATCGGCGGTCGCGCGGTGTTTATGCACGACAACTCGTCAGCTATGGGTATCTACAACGATGTTAATAACCAGTGGGCGCTTCTAAACACCTTTAATGGCGCAACACAATTATATTACGGCAGTACATCAAGAATACAAACGACAAACACAGGTGCAGACGTTAACGGAACTTTACAAGCAGACGCTTTAGCCGACGGTGGTGGCGTAGGTAAGATCAACTTCGACTCTAGTAGCTTCTTCTCTGGCGCATTCTCTGACGAAGTAACTGCTTTGGGCAGCACCGGAACTGCTAAGACGATTACATGTAGCAACGGTAACGTATTTACAGCCACGTTAACTGGTAACTGTACATTTACTCTAGCGACCCCAAATAGCACGGCAAACAGAGCGACTTCGTTTACGTTGATTTTAACTAATGATGCGACTGCGGGTAGAACTGTCGTACTTTCTGGCGGAACTTTTAAATATCCCGGTGGATCAATTAGTAGAACAACAGACGCAAACGCAGTAGATATTTGGTTCTTTTTCTCGCCCGACAATGGAACGACATGGTACGTAACTATACCGGCTGCGAATTTAACTACTTAGGTTAATTAGGTGCTTTAATGCTAGGCTTTTATCCTATAGCTTCAGCCCCTTTAGCAGACGACGGTAATGTTTCTGTTAGCGTAACCCTGTCCGGCGTTCAAGCTACGGGGCAGCTTGGTACTGCTGCGGTCTATGCAGAAGCCATTGTTAACGTCTCTGGGGTTTCTGCTACCACTGCGGTGGGCAGCGTTTCAGTAGAAGCCGACGCTAATGCTTTAGTTACAGGGGTTGCGGCCACAGGTAATACCGGTTCAGTAATTGTTGACCTAACTACCAGAACAGATGTAACAGGCGTAGAGGGCACTGGAGAGATAGGCACCCCTGTCGTTACTGCCACTGCCATAGTTGATGTTACGGGTGTAGAAGGCACCACAATACTTGGCAACGTCGCCGCTGAAGCCGATGGGGCAGTTGAAGTCATTGGTAATGCCGCCACTGGCGAGACAGGCACTGTCGCTGTAATAGGCGAAGCAGTTGTTGCCGTTACTGGGGTTCAAGGCACTACCGCACTAGGCACAGCAACAGTCGAAGCAGGTGCGATTGTTGCGGTTACCGGTGTAGAAGCCACGGGTGCTACGGGTAGTGTTGAAGTAGAAGCCGACACCAATATTGCGGTTGTTGGCGTAGAAGCCACTGGGCAGACTGGAACGGTTGAGGTAACTGGCACTGCCGTTGTTGCAGTTACCGGAGTGATAGGAACCACAGTCCTTGGCGAAGAGACCGTTACTGCCGGAGCAAATGTTAACGCAACAGGCGTTGTAGGTACGGCTCAGCTAGGGAATGTCTCTCTAGTAACTAGCAATATCATAGAGGTTACTGGAGTCCAAGGCACTACAGCGCTTGGTACGGCGACCGCAAAGGCAGACGCTAATGTCAATGTTACGGGCGTCCAAGGCACGACTGCACTAGGTGAAACTACCGAAACAGGGACCGCCATAGTGTACGCAATTGGCGTACAGGCCACGGGTATAATTGGAAATGTGTTAGTATGGGGCGAAATTATCCCCGACCAGAATGCAAACTGGGTAGACGTAGACAATAGTCAAACTACGGGTTGGGTAGACGTAGATTCTAGCCAAACACCAAATTGGACGGAAATAGCAGCATGAAAATAGTAAACGACGCAAAAGATTTAGGAACAGCAATCGATCCCAAACACGAAGTTGAACTTTTGTGCAGCAATTGCGGGTACGATCTTGATGAAGCAGAAATGGCAGCAGACACTTGTTCAGATTGTGGTGAAACACTAAACTTGCGCCAGAATACAAAGATTTACGCAACAAGCGTCCCGCCTGCAGGCGGGAGCACATTAGTATAACTGGAGAGCCCAAATGGCTACTTATCTAAACAATCTCCGGCTCAAAGAAATTGCTACTGGTGATGAAAGTGGCACTTGGGGCACCAGTACCAACACTAACCTTGAGCTAATTACCGACGGTTTTAGTTACGGTACAAAGCAGATGGCGGCTGACGCCAACGAAACTTTTACCATGCCTGATGCTACGGCAGATGCCACGCGCTCACTGTACCTTAAATTTACTTCGGCGGTAGACTTAACAGCAACTCGTGAAATTACACTTGGGCCAAACACGGTATCTAAGACGTGGATCATTGAGAACGCTACTACCGGCGGTCAGATCATTACGATCAAGCAAGGTTCAGGCGCTACGGTTAACGTAGCCAACGGCTCTAAAGTCATGGTCGTCACAGACGGCGCGGGAGCAGGCGCTGCGGTCTTTAATGCTAACCCCACCGAAGTTGGTGGTACGGTTACTAGTGTTGGTGGTACAGGCACAATCAACGGAATTAGCCTTTCTGGAACAGTCACTAGCTCGGGGAATCTCACACTTGGCGGTGCTTTGACTGGGGTAGATTTAACCTCACAGGTAACAGGCAACCTGCCTCTTGCTAACGGAGGCACAGGCGCATCACTTACAGACCCAGATGCGGACCGCATCTTTTTCTGGGACGACTCTGCCGGATCGACTGCCTTCCTTACTGTAGGATCGGGCCTTCAGATTACAGGCACTACGTTATCCTCCACGGACGCAGGTGGTACGGTGACTAGCGTTGCTGTTTCTGGCGGTACTACTGGCCTTACTACGTCAGGTGGTCCGGTTACTACTTCGGGCACTATTACCCTTGCGGGTACTTTAGGGGAAGAAAACGGCGGAACAGGCCTAACCGGATACACTACCGGTGATATCCTTTACGCAAGTGGCACAGATACACTAGCTAAGTTAGGGCTAGGCTCAGCAACGCAAGTGCTAAAAGTTAATTCAGGCGGTACTCAAGTTGAGTGGGCCGATAGCGACATAGCTGTTGAAACTGTAACTCGCACTAGCGACACTACACTTACGGCCTCTAACAATTCTAACTTTATAGACATAACTTCAGGTACGTTTACGCAAACATTTACCTCTGCGGCGACGCTAGGAAATGGGTGGTTTTGTTACATTAGAAACAGTGGCACCGGCGACATAACTTTAGACCCTGACGGAAGCGAGACTATAGACGGCCTTGCTACTTTTATAATGTACCCTCAAGAAGTACGCCTTATAAAGTCTGATGGCACCAACCTAACAAGCACGGTCTTAACTAGTTTCTACAAAGTATTTAGCGCGACAGGAACTTTTACAAAACCTCCCGGCTACAGTGACATTTCTGGAATGCTATGGGGTGGCGGCGGCGGCGGGAGTTCTGGACTTGGAGGTACAGGAGGAGGTGGCGGGGCGTGTCATTCCTTTAGTGTTCCTAGCTCTGTATTTTCGGCCTCTTGCTCGGTAGTTATTGGCGCGGGAGGAGCTTCCGGTGGGCTTAATGGGGCAGGCGCTGACGGCGGGACTTCTTCATTTGACGGCAAAGCATACGCATACGGTGGAACGGGCGGACCATTGGGCAGCGCGCCGGGAGGTAACGGGGGAGGCATTTCTGCGGTAGGTGGCGAGCCGTTGCCATATGTCGCCGGAGGTGGAGGCAATAACCAAGGATTTGGCGGCTCTATAAGCGCGGAGTCTGTAACCTATTACGCCGTTTATGGCGGAGGACATGGCGGTGGATACAATACATATGATTTTTCTGGCGGCCCTTCAGTTTATGGCGGTGGCGGAGGTGGAAGAATAGGTGAACCAGGCGGTACTTCTTCCTTTGGTGGAGATGGAGGAAGCTCGGGAGCAGCGGGGACAATACCTGCGGGTGGTGGTGGAGGAGGGGCATCTGGAGCCGCTGGCGATGGGGCCAGAGGCGAGCTTCGTTTAAGAGGAGTGTTGTAATGAAGGCGCATATTATAGAAAATGGAATTATAGTAAATACCATTGAAGTAGACTCTTTAGACGTTATGCCGAATTTAGTAGAGGCTACTGAAGGGTTTATTGGATGGTCTTATTCTAACGGCGTGTTTGCAGCTCCAGTAATACCAGATGAAGAGGCGGCAAAGCCATTAAGAAAAAAACGAGACTTTCTACTTTCTGAATCAGATTGGACTCAAGTAGCAGATGCGCCAGTAGACCAAGCAGCATGGGCAACGTATCGCCAAGCATTAAGAGACATAACCACTCAAGACAGCTTCCCGCAAGAAGTAACTTGGCCCGAGAAACCGGCGTAGTTTAAAACAGCCTAGGAGGCTATAGAAATGAATCTTGAAGATTTACCCATTGAGATGCAGCAACAAATAGCGATGCAAAAAAATATGGACGACAATAGAAACGCGTCCGTAAGACAATTAGAGGAAGATAGGGCAAAGCTTGAAACCCTCCGCATGGCAAAAGACATTGTTATGGAAAACCACCGATCAACTCCTCCGGGAACTATTATTACGGCGGAAGACGTGCTGACCATAACTGAAAAACTAAGAGCATCTTTGGTATAAAATGGAAGCCTATGCCTATTTTTCTTCCCCTATATACCGTGAAGAGCGACCAGAGTGGGTAGAAGAAACGCTTAAGCATACCCATAAATATTATGAGCAAATAGAACCACGCGTAGTTAAGCAGACGCATCATATGGCAAATGACCCTGACCTTGGGTACTTAGCATCTTACTTTAGAGATAAGGGTGTTAGTATTTTAAAGGATCAGGGTTATTTAACAGATGAATACGAGTTTTACGTTAACGGAATGTGGGGGCAGGAGTTTGCGTGTACCGGCAGTAACATTATGCACGTACACGGCGATAGCCAAATATCGGGGTTTTACTTTTTAGAAGTACCGGAGGGCGGGTCCTACCCCATATTTGACGATCCAAGAGCGGGCAAGAGGATGGCAGACTTGTGGGCAAAGCCAAGCGATCAAGTAACAATGGCTACGCCGCAGATACATTTTAACAACGTGCAAGCAGGAACCATGATGTTATTTAACTCTTGGTTGCCACATATGATTACACCAAACCAATCTAATAGTCCGACAAAGTTTATTCACTTTATTTTGTCTCAAAGAAAAAGGTTTATTTAATGCAGCATCTGCTGACACCGTACTCGAAAGCAATAGAGCCGTTTGCGTGGTGGGAAGGGGGATTTACCGAAGAGCAGCTAGACTGGTTACAAAATCACGCCCAAAATGCAAAAATTGAAGCGCAAGTAGGGGGCGGAGGTCAAGGCGTTAGTAATTCAGAAATACGACGGTCAGAATTAAATTGGCTTCACAAAAACGACGAAAGCGCGTGGGTCTTTAATAAGTTGAGCCATATAGTTTCTACCTTAAACGTCGAGCATTTTAAGTTTAATTTAACGGGTTTTTCAGAAGCATTGCAGTTGACAAATTACAACGGGGAAAAGCAAGGACACTATACTTGGCACCAAGATTTTGGTTCAACAGGAGTGTCTAGGAAGCTATCAGTAGTTGTTCAGCTTTCTAACCCTGAAGAATATGAAGGCGGACAGTTGCAACTTCTTACTTCTAAAAACCCAATAAATATAAAAAAACAGAGGGGTTTAGTGGTCGTTTTTCCTTCTTGGACACTACACAGAGTAACTCCGGTGACTAGTGGAACAAGGCAAACTTTAGTGACGTGGATATCGGGACCGGCATTTACATGAATTCAGAATATAAAGATTTTATCGGTGTTTTTTCAGACGTGTACCCAGAAGGATTTTGCAAGCATTTAGTAGATGAGTTTGAAAGGCATTGTGAATTAGGGGCAGGGTCAAATCGGCAAAACTTAGAAGGTGTTGTAAAACATAAAAAGGATGATTATTTTATTTTTTGCAATGGCCAACATATTTTCTTTGAGTCTTTTAATTCCATGAACGCTAAAAGATTATTTTTCGAGGGCTTGCAGCACTGCTTTGATCAATATGCCAAAGAGTATTCGGTACTTAAAGATATAAATATTGCGTGTAATAACCTGAAGATGCAAAAAACTTCTTCTGGCGGTGGGTATCATGTTTGGCATTCTGAGCAAGGCAATGGGGATCAAGCTCATCGCGGGTTAGTCTACAGCCTTTACTTGAATACTTTACCTCAAGAGGCTAATGGGGAAACAGAGTTTTTGTATCAACAAAGAAGGATTAGCCCTGTAGAAAACACTATGGTTATCTGGCCCGCTGCGTTTACTCATGCCCATAGAGGTAATCCGGTATACGGAGACAACCATAAATACATTGTCACTGGGTGGTTCTACCATGAATAAGTTAGAAACCGCAGGCTATGTAAAAGTAAAAAATTTAATAGACGCGCAGACTATTGCGACAATTTCTCAGTATTTTGAAAATAAAATAAATTTAGGCCAATGGGTACAAACACCTTTATTGACCCGCTTTGACAGCAGTAAGTATGGCTCCTATGGAGACCCTTTAATAGAAGTGCTTTTAAAATCTTGTTTACCCGTTATAGAAAAAGAAACAAGTTTAGAGCTAGAGCCTACTTATTCGTTTAGTCGCGTATACCAAGAAGGCGAAGAATTAGAACCGCATACTGATCGTGAGTCTTGCGAAATAAGTGTCACGGTCAATGTAGCCTGCACTATGAATGAGCCGTGGCCTATATGGATGCAGTATAAAAACAACGACCCCGTAAAGTGCATGCTAAAACCGGGAGATGCGGTTATATACAAAGGGTGCGAGGTAATGCACTGGAGAAGGCCGTTAGAAAAAGGAGCGATCAACCCACAATTTATGCTTCACTATGTAACAAAAGACGGCCCTAATGTGGCCTACAAATTTGATAAAAGGGCAGGTCTAGGCTTACCCCCTAAAATTCAAGAGAGTTAATCATGCCTATTGGGACTGGAAAAGTAGGGTTATTTGGTGGCGGTATTGGCATAGAGGCCGGTAGTGAAACTTTTAATGCTCCCGGAAATTTCACTGTGCCGAGCGCATTAAAAATTGTTTCTCTCACTGGAAATGGATCAACAGGAAATCCCGGAAATCCGGGAAACCCCGGCGGAGACGGACCGGGAGGTAACGGGGGTTTTGGTGGCGCAGTTACCGATCCGGGCAGTCCTTTTTGGAGTTCTACCTCTACTAGTCCTCACCCCGTTTCTTGGTGTATCAATGGTAATCCGGGCGGAATAGGAAGTATAGGTAATCCTCCGGGGGGTCCCGGCAATCCCGGCAATCCGGGCGGGCTTACTTCTGCTCTGGGCTATAATTGGACTTGCGGAGCGGTGGGTAACGGGGGTATTGGAGGGGTTAACGGTGTTGTGGGGAATCCGGGTACTTCGGGTGCAACTGTCAACGGAAACGTCTATTGTTCCTGTAGTTCTGGACCCATCGAAACTTTACTGGCTACTGGAAATAGAACTTCTGGGGGTACCGGGGCATCCAATGCTTCAATATCTCCTCCTTCTCTTTTAAAAGGCGGAAAATCAGCTTATGCAGCGGCGGGTACAGGGCAATGCCAAAACCCCTGCGGTAAATACTATACAAAATACATTGCAAACCAAGCCTATGGAGGTGGCGGTGGTTCAGGCCAAGATCGGTTTGGGACAGGTTGTTGCGGACCTTGGTGTGGCGGAAATAACTGCTTTGGACCGCCTTGGACATGTGGGGGTTTGGTTGAAAGAGGGGGTAGCCCGGGGTGCTTTCCCCGAGGGGGGTCTGGGGCCGGAGGAACCGGGCAGCGTTCAATTAGCCAAAATAATATTGGTCCCCCTTTTGGTAACCCCGGCGGAGACGGGCGATGTTGGCAATGTTCCCCTGATTATGGGCAAGGAGGAGGCGGCGGAGGCAGCGGAGGCGCTACTACGATTAACCCTAACCAATCACTTCCCGCCTGTCCGCCTTTTCCTTCTCCGGGTCTTGGCGCACAGTCCTCTAATGGTGGTGGCGGTGGAGGAATGGGTTCATGTGGTAATCCGGGAAGCGGCGCAGGAAATCCGGGCAGTGTCGGAACCCCTGCTACTTATAATTCCGCCCCTGTAACCTCTGGTACCTATCCAGTCTCAGTAGGGACGGGGGGACAAATTATTATTTCTTGGAATGCACAATAAAATGACTAAAGTAAATCAAACTCTAAAACAGCTTGACGAGCAGATAGTAATAAAAATGAAAGAGCGCCAATTAAAATCTATGGCTCAAGAAGACAGTCGCGCGCAATCTATAACTATTGGAAACGCCGGTGGGGGAGTAACAGAAATAACCATGCGAAGCACAACTGGCGGGTCGTTATGGAATGTTTACCAACCGGTAGAAGTAGTGGAGCTTATCAATCAGTTAGCCGCTAATATAGGTTGTCATATACACATACAACCAAGGGAAGACTTTTCAAGTTGGCGGCAATGGAAAGAAATATCAGACGAACAGAGAGAAAGATTAAATGGTTTTCCTCCTTTTTCTGAGCATATGGGAAATAGTTTTAGATTAGGCACGGGGTCTCCCCTTCTACCAAGCCAAAAAAACCAAGGCAAAGTAGAATTCAAAGAGAAGTTGGAACTAGTAGAGAAGGAGAAAGAAGATGCTGTGGCAACTAAAAAAGCTGTCAACAAACGAACCCCTAAACGAAGCCGGTCCACTACCAAGTAACTGGGGGCCTATTTTTGGTATGGAAAATATCCAAGATAACCTTGGCGATCTTTCGTGGCTTGGAGAAGAGTTTGCGGACCAAGGTTGGGTGCAGGTAGAGGGGGAGGGGTTAGAAACTTCTAGTGAGGCCGAACTAGTTTGGGAAAAAGCCAAGCAATTACTAAGAGACTCAGACTGGGCTGTTTTGCCAGACGTTATAATGTTTAAAGAGTTAAAAGACGAATGGATAGAGTACCGTAAAGTCTTGCGAGAAATACAAACTCAATCAGGCTTCCCAACAAATGTATTTTGGCCTAAAAAACCAGAGTGAAGTATCGAATAAGGTTTAACAAGTCCCGAGGTCAACCGGGCAGGGGCACAGAAGAGCATGTGTGGCGAGTGCTACAGGGCAATACAGAGTGGCTTGCACGACATGTTATCATCGAGGTTCCGTCCAGAAGCGAGCAAGAAGGCCCTGACTGGAACATAGTTTGCGAAGGCACTATGTTATTTTTTGACGACACAGACACAGCGGTAATCCAATGATTATATCTAATACTAATAATTTTGTTGTAACTCGCGCCCAAAGAACTGCCGGAACCTCTCTAGAAATGTATATTATAGAATCTGGTTTGGTTGACTTCGAAAACGACAACTACACCCTAGAAGGAGGATTTGAAACTTGGGAAGAGTTTAAACAGTATAGTGCAGCCAACAATAATTTGAGATATTCCGATTTGCCAGAAAATTTATACGGCAAAAGGTTAGAGGAGGTTCAAATTACGTTTGAAGACCTTGTAGCCCAAAACCGCATACCTTCTGACATGCCGTGTATTGGTGGAATAAGGCACCCCTTAGAGTGGCTTGCTTCTTTATTTAATGCGGCAAACGTCAGAAGAAAAATAATGGCGCAAGCTAATCTAAAAAAATATGGTCGTTACTCAGAGATAGACTTGCTTTTAGCAAGGGACTTTTCTACGCCAAATGCGTCGTGTGATTTCGTACTTTCAAATTTAGACAACCCACACGTAGCTATTAGCGTAAAAGCACAGGTTGAATATTATCCAGAACATGCTCAACTTTTTAATTTGGAGAATATCCACGAGCATGCGTGTCAGTTTATAGAAGATAAAGGCGGCAACGTGCCGACACAAAGAATAGCCCTGCGCTATAATGATTATGACCCTACTTACTATATTTCAAACCTGTCTGACGATAGGAAGCAGAACGTACTAATGCTTTTAGAGAAAGATTTAATCGCTTGGGAAAAAGCCTACGCGGTGTACAATTAGGTATGACAAGTGACGCATCTATTTTTGTTATATGTTCTGGTCAACGGCCAGATACAGTCTTCGGACATGTACTTCTATGACGTCCATAGATGCAACTTCTTCGCAAACGCCATCGTTAGGGGGAAGGTAGAACGGACACTTAATTACGAGCCGAGAGGCGTGGCCCTTGCAGCTTATTGTTTACCACGAAGGGCAGACCCCGAAGCAGTGAGGCCGTACTAATGG